ACGGTGACTGACCAGGGTAACGTTACCATTGGGTTGAGCAATGCGTTGTTCAGTGGACCCGTTGATGCCAAGTTTGATTCACTTGGAAACATGTACGTTGCGGATTATGCAAATCACCGTATCCGAAAGATAACTCCGGCTGGTCTTGTGACAACATTCCTCGGAAACGGCCAAAACGCACTGACAGCGGGGACAGGAACGGCCGCATCGATTTCGTTACCGACAAACATCGCAATCGGAGTCATGAGTGGAACTGAAACGCTCTTTGCGACCTCGGCCGGACACGTTGTTGTTGCGGCTCCCCTGTCTACCGGTGTTATGACTCTTATTGCCGGGGCATTTGGACTAACTGGAACCGCCGACTCAACGACGGGAACATCCGCAAGGTTCAATGTACCATCCGGTCTTTCACTGGACACCACGAACGGATATGTTTTTGTCGCAGATTTCAACAATGGTGCCATCCGACGGATAGCGTACACGGGTACATATGCCGTAACTACACTCGGTTCAAGCGGGTTCTCTTCGGGTGCCACTCCTGCCACTCTTACAGGAAACTCGCCGAGAAGTGTATTATTTGACGGAACGTCGACGATTTACTACACGACCAATACTACATATGGAAAGATAACGACAGCGGGTGTAAACACCTCATTAACAACATCTGGATTCGTAAATGCGAACAATGTTGTCTTCAACAGTGGAAAGACGGGTGTATATATAGTAGATTTCGGTGACCATCAAGTGTTCTCCGCGGGACTCACTGCGGGATCGGCGACTGCGATTGCGGGAACAAACGGCGTAGCCGGGTCAATCGATGGAACGGGGTTGAGCGCTGTCCTTAACGGCCCTCGAAGCCTGTCCTTGGATGCGGCTGGCTCAAACTTGTATATAGCAGATTACGGCAACAACAAGATCCGCAAACTCAACATCGCAACCTCGAACGTCACAACCTATGCGGGAACTGGAATAGCGGGATTTGCAGACGGAAGTGTGCCGACGACCACGCTTGTGAACAACTCGTTGGGCATCAACTGCAACGTACCCGCATTTACACTGGATGTAGGAGGGACGTATGGAACTATTCACATGTCTGGCGGAGTGTTTTATGGCGATACATCCAACTCGGCGAACGCGAATTGGTATACCCAGAATTACAACAAGACACTCCAGATTGGATACGGTAGCAGTGGTGCAATATTGAACTGCACCAGCAATGCTGTAGGTATCAACACGTCAACACCCGGTTATAGCTTGGAACTAGGAGTGAACCTTTCACTTGCGAACAGTGGAATGTCGATTTGTAACGTCGGCGGTGCTGGTGGTCAGTTGCTGCTAGGAATTGCACAGGCCGGTGGCAATTTTATAACGGGTTCACTTGCTACAGACACCGTGATCAGGACAATGGCAGCCACCCAGCGTATTCTCTTTGGAACCGGCGCGTCTGGTTCTCCAGCAACATCTGGAATCGTCATCTCGAACGGAAACGTAGGTATCAATCAGTCAGGTACATCTCCGGCATATCAGTTGGATGTGGGTGGCAGTGCTAATTTTAGCAGTAACGTGTATCTTCCCTCCAAGTCGTTAGTCCAGACTATTTTTTATGCAGGTGCCGCAAGTCCGAATACGACGTTTCTTTCGTGGGGGGATGGATCTGGATGGAAATTTGCTCTTCAGGGAAATTCTTCGAGAACTAGCAATGTGTTAACTGCAGTAGATAGCGGAAATGTGGGTATCAGCTGCAACGCACCTGCATATATATTGGATGTGAACGGATTTATGAAATCAACAGGATATTCGGTAGGATCCACCAACACTGACGTAATAAATGGTGCACCGTCTTATGGAATGGGCGTTGCCAATTTTAATATTCTTGGATATACCGGATCTGCTCTCCCGCTACAGATTGCCCATTATTATGGTGTCGAAATTACAGCAGGAGCAACCGGTTGGGCGGCTGGAGCTCCGACGTGTGTATTCGGCAATAAACAAGTAGGTATCAACTGCAATGCGCCGGGCTCCGGTTATGCGTTGGACGTAAACGGGTTAATCCACGCGACTAACGGTATCGTCTACACCGTCCAGCAGTTTTAAAGTGTTCCGGCTACTTCGAATGTATTTGTACTTCCCCGGTATTGAATCGAGATTGTCTTGAGATCTGTTAAGTTTTTCACCATCGTGTCAACTGCTGTGTTGGGCCACGGAACAGGTCCAGTTGGTCCACTCGGACCAATTGGAGTATCAGTTGGTTCAGTTGGACCGGTAGGACCCATTGGCTCAACCTGGACAATACACGTACCAGTGCATCCAGCTGAGACCCATGTTCTTATCGTCTGTATCGCTTCATCGAGGGTGCTCATTTTGTATTCTCTATACAAATGTCTTTAGTCCCAACTCAACCGCAAATCAATACAGCTTTTAACCAGAACAACGGATCATTCGGAACCTATACTAACGCTCGTACGAATTTGTTTTGGGCTTATCCGGTTGGATCGTCGTTTTCGGTATTGTGCACATGGAATTGCACCGGAAACATTTCGGGAGGTAGTTGGAGCGGAAGCTTTAATTCATATTCGAATTCAGTTCTTTATAACACGCAAACAGGAACAGGTGGAGTCAACGGATCGTATACGTTTACGACACCAGTTCCTACCACTGGTTTTATCTATTTAACATCAAATCAATCTGTAACGGGTAATAGTAGCTCTGGGTATGTCGGCGGTGTTACAACGACACAATCTACATTCTACTTTTATCTGCTTCAAGTTACTAAACAGATTACAACATTCAGCACAACATATAATTCTGGAATTTATGTTGGATTGGCGCGTCTTCCACTAGCCTCTACAGTGATAGGTCAGGTGTTCTATATTATAAACTGGGGGATTACGAACTTCGCAGGGGTTTGCTCATTTAACGGTGAAGCAATCGATGGATTCACTGGTTGTGTATCTATACCAAATTGGGGATGCATAGGACTGACCCCGAATCCAAGTGGAACCGCATGGTGCATCGTATCGTATTATGCCGGAAACATGCCAAGCACAGCGGTATATTCGGTGAACGGAACAACCCCGACAAGTCCGATTGTAACGTGTTTTAATAGCAATGTTGGCAAGAGTATAATACTTCCAAATCCGTCATCGTGGGGGCAAGGGAGCATGTTTTTTGCAACAACATACCAGACATCTTCAAATTCATATGCGATTGGGGCACAGTTCGCAATCTACACAAACGGATTTTTTAGGCAGAATACGACTGCCAACCTGTATTTTTCACTTCTACCGGCAGCGGATTTGAGTGGTCGGTATGATCATAATCGATCGATGATGTTTATCAACGATGGAACATGGTGGTATATAGCGGGTATCTTTGACGGTAGTGGATGTTATTTTGACAATAACACCAATGCGTTGCAGGCATTAACAACGGGTAGAATTGGAATTGTAACGAGTTCATATGCAAACTGCGTTATTACACCACCGCCAGTCCCCTCTACAAGTTTGACTGCAAACCTGTATTATGCCAAACTAGCATTAACTACAGCTAATTCATTTGGACTCATTATAGTATCACAGGCTGCACCCGCCACATATGGATATAATGGATCGACAACTTGGACTCGAATGTATAAAAATGGCACTCCGAACTATAGCGCATTCACAATGATTCAAGCCAATCTGCCAAATGCGGTCGGAACGTCAACTGCCGCGACCATCAATTTCGCAGTGAGTATGTATCCATCTGCGTATTAATCAGTCCCACCAAACTTCTTGTAGTAATCCGCATACGACATTGGGGCAGGGCCGGTATGGGCGTTCGAGTTCACAATCTCGGGGGCATACCGCTGAAAGAGCCGCTGACCCACCGCGGCGGACGCCTGTTCCTCTGTGATCTCGCCCTTCTCGATTCGGCGCTTCAGTGCCAACATTTCGAAAAAGGTAGCATCCAGACGATCCTCAACGTGCATCTGCCAGATCGTGGGGTAATTAAAAAAGAGCTGCTCATTCTCAGACTTCAACTTGGCCTTGAACTCATCAGGGCGAAGATGACGCCACTTTTTCTTCGAATGATCCATATTCCGCACCAGTGCCTGAAGCTGTGTAGCTGTCAGTTGGACGGTGTTGATATGCTGCTCAGCCTCTGCGACCTGATCGGGGGTAAGCTCAATGCGCTGCTCCGCCATTGTTCAATGAGGGCATAGAATGTATAAGTGGCTGTAACGCGGTCATCAACCGACCACACTCCTCGTGGGTTGTCATTCCGGTCAGAATGATATTTCCAGTTCGGAACACCTTGGCGATCCACTTGACATCGGGGAAGTAGATCTTCACAGCTGGGTAGACTGTCGGCTCGTATTCCGTTCGAACACCGGACTTTCGGAGGTTTGAGTACAACGTCTCTCGAGACAGACTGTTCGTCTCGGTCAGTCGAGTCTTGTAATTCATCAGAACCACGCGCCGAACCTCAGTTGTCCATTCACCCGTGATGGCGTCTGGGCATGTCGTGAAGATGTGGCTTCGCAAACGGTTCATGACTGAGCGATCGTACCTCTCGTCTAGAACACCTGTAATGTGAAACACTCCATTCTGAAAGATCTTCACCGTAATCTCCTTGGTCTTCAATGTTCCATCACCCGAGTCCAGACTGACCAATGTGATGGAATTGTGCCCGAATCCCGTTGTTCGCTTAGGTGCTGCCTTCTTTGCTCGTCGCTTGATTAGGTCACGCTTCGAAGATCCACGTGCAGGTACGCCTTGCTTCTCAATTTTGATGATCGAGTCCGTCAATGGGAGGGACTCCAGAAGGAGCTTGGTGTTCAGTCTCACGTTCACTGTGTACAAAACGACCATCGTTGTGAGTGTGGGAGACTCCATGAAGTGGTTGTAGATGGATGACCAACATTTCGTTTTTCCACGCCTGTGAAAAGGAGATGGGTTCGCGTGTGATTACGTGACAATCCAACTCCCGGATCACTGGTCTCAACCGGGTCTCTTCCATGGGGTCGAGCATCCACCCTTCAAGATAGCCGAACCATATCGTGGCTGTCTTGTGATGGGAAAAAACACCGAGTGCAGCGTCGGTCATTGAAGTCAGCGGCTCCAGTGATAAATCCACGCACCCAGGTGGCTTTGTTGTATTGTATAAATAGACTGTCAGCATTATGATACTGCAGTGGGATATATGAAAGCACTCTTCCACTTGCGGCTGCCATCGGGGTTGGTGTCTCCGGCATTGACACCCTTACATGCCGTACACGTAGTTGCAAAGTTGACCTTACCCAGCTGCCAGGCGATCTTGCCACACGCAGGACAGCAGTTGGCTCCAATCGCCTGACGAGCCGCGGCGATGATGTCTTCCTTGCGGTAGTTGGGATCGGATGTTGCCAAGAGTGTCGACATCACCATCTTGTCTCCAATTTCCATGAGCTGGTTCACCTGGGTATTCGGCATGACTGCGTTCTGACTGACCACAGTGACAGGTGCCAGGCAGTTCTCATTCTTGATTTGCGAGACGCCCGGAACGATCTGCTGAGATGTAGCCTTGGCGTTCTTCGGGTTCCACATGGCGGCTGTCGAACTCGCCGATGCATATGTGACAAAAGCAGATGCATCCTTAACACGGTGACCACGGGCGATTGTGGTACAGGAAGGACCACGAGTGCTAGGGGCGTTCAGCGTGGTGACGATCGCCGTTGCAGAGGGTGCAAACTGCTCGTAGACTGCAGCGGCAGCCTGTTGGCGCTGGATCTCAATCATCTGGCCACAGGTCATTTTGGGACGGGTGTCTGTGTATTTAGGGCTTCGCAGCTGCTGCCTCACCAGATACTCGCTACACGAGGACATACTTATCATTCACCAAGAGTTAAACTCCAGGATGCGTCAACAGATGACGACGACAGCATTCCCGTGTCAACCCAAGGTCGTTGAGTGCTCGGCCTTCGGCTGTAACCTTTGTATCATTGGTGAGGTACATGATCTCTGAATCGGGTGCGCGTCCCTCCTCGCGACGGTATGTCTTGATGAGGCGTTGATACTCCTTCCACTTACCGGCGATGGGAAGGTTGCATGTGTAGCAGCGAATCGGAATCGGAAAGTCCATGCGACTGTTCTTATTTGTGAAGCACAGTTCGTTTTTCGCAGACTAGAACAATGAAGGTAAAGTCTATCTATCTGGCTGTTGGGGCTGTCGTGCTCCTTGCACTGTACTTACTGCTGAATCCCCCGGCTCCCGATTTTGGCTCGAAAAACCCTTCAGATGTGGCGAGGTTCGGATCCGATTCGCTTGATGTACAGATGGGCATGGGCACGTTTCGCTCCGACCCTCCGAGTGTGATGGCGAACAAACCCCAGCTCAAGCCCCTGCTCCTGTTTCCCCCGTCCCGCGAGGATCTTGAACGACTTTCGGGACCGGCCGCGACTCTACAGTAATGTATGCCACGGCACCCAGCTGGATGCTAGTGGCATCAAGCCAATTCTTTCTCATCCTGGTGAATATGTATGCTCCGCCCTCATAACAGGTACATATGCTGTTTCAATGGCATACCATTCAACGAAGCCCACATACCCGATTCTTCTCCCACTTGACGTGGCATTTGCCCAGATTGGGAACCTGTGTGCAATGTACACAGCCTCTCAATACCCCCTGTTTCCATATTCGATGTTTCTCGGGTCTGCACTCGTGATCTACTATCATGGAAAAAACACAAAGACTCTCGCATGGGATCCCGATGTGAATGTGTCGAATTGGTGGCATGCATTCATGCATTCAATGCTCGGAATGACGGCGGGTGTCTCAATTTTTCTATCGGGTGCCGCGCGGAGGGTTCACCACGCCAATTCCAACTCCTGAGCAGACCAGAACTCGGCGTTTCCATTTGGCATGAGACGCTGAAATACATAGGGCAGCTTCCTCTGTTCGATTTCACGCTTGACAACTTGATCTAGAAACTGCGGGTCGCTCGTACGGAGTCCATCTAGACTCACGAGTGGCTTTGCACCCTCGGCGATCTGCTGCTGACGAGAGGCCAGAAGGACTGCATACTCGTACTTCGTGAAGTACGGCTTGGTCACACGAGGTGTCTCCATGGCCTTCACAACCTCGGAACGAAAGACAGGCTTTACTTCAGGATGGTCAGTCTTTGCGTGGGACATGTCCTTCTCTTGTCTAGGAACATACTCTTTCGTTTTCAATAAATGCCGATCATTCGTGGTGCTGCCTCTGACTTTACACAGTTTCAGAAAAGCAGTGCACAGGCAAATAGTTTCTTTACGTGGAAGTATTCCCGTGTAGGCCAGGTCGTCCAGGCTCCGTCGATCACATCTTCGCAGTCTCTTGCGTCTCGAGAGTCTCTCCGTGCATCATCAAGTACGGTTGCATCGTTCATCATTAATACGCGTGGCAACTCAACTACAACGGGCGGAGCTGACCAGTCGAAGTCCGTCTTGTTCCCCGGGGTGCCCAGATATTTCCTGGATTGATAACAATGCCTACCCGCTCCGCATCGGATTACCTGAGTTTTGTGAAGGCACAGGTTGTATCGAACCCAGTCGCCAACACTGCTGCAGTTCCCCAGGCACGTAACGTCCTGCGATATGAGGGCTCTGGCCAGTACCTGAATGCGATTACGCAAGTGTCTGCTATGCAGTATGCTACAACAGGTCAGCTTGTTCCTCAGCGTGTTGCTCCCCGACAGATTGTTCAGACCCGGTCAAACCCTAAAAATCTAGCACAAGTCGCCTTTCTTGGATCTGCAGGTGTCATGGGTCAGATTGTCAATCAGCCTGTTGCAAGGTATGCAGGTACCAGTCAGCTGATTGTGCCCCAGACGAACCTGATCCAGAACGCCAATGCATCTGCAAAGGGCAGCACCAATTTCACCCCGAACAATGCCCCGATCACGAGGGCGTAAGTACTTTTTACCCACTGAAGAACAATGGCGCTTTCCGAAGGATTAAAATTCAAGTACTCGCTGTACACGACGCTCCTGTTCTTCGTCTTGGCGAGTCCAACCTCGTTTCGTATCAGCAGCCGACTGTTCGGGGGATCCGTAGCGTCGCCGAGCGGATGCCCGACAGCGGTAGGATTTGGGCTACATACGTTCGTATTTTTAGTGGGTCTGTATGGTCTGATGTCGCTCCCGCAGGATGAGAAGCATTAAGACCCAGCACGTCGCTTACGCTCCTCCCCACCGATCCTTTCAGGACCTAGCGTTCTGCTTCCACATTGCATCACAAACTGCACACTGGTACATCCAGGTTACATTGACAGAATCGAGCTTCACTCCTACAATGTCAGACTCCTTCCCTTGCGTGGCGCAGGTGGGATTCAGACAGACCATGTTCTTAAATCGAGGCAGGGTCGGGTCATGCTTCAGGTAAGGATTGATTGAATACTGGACAGATGTATCCTGCTGGAGATCATGCTCGTAGATCACCGCCCCCGACTCCTCCTCGTACGGACAGGCTCGGCACTTTAGGTAAGCCTTTCCCTCGCGTTCCGTAATGTCATACAGAAAGTTGGAGCACTGCTTACAGAACTTCATTTGCTTACTGTTTGGTAAGAAAAGGATCGTCCGTTTTAAATGATAGAAACCGGTTTCCTGCGTTCAAAAGGAATCGGTCGCCGATGATTAATCGGGAGAGTAATTAACGATGCTCCACCCCTCTCGCCTCGATGACTTCCTGGCGAAGCGCGTCTCGGAGACCGGAAGTGGTCAGGAGACTCATCAGCTTGGCGGTGCACGGATCAACTACCGAATTCTACCCGAAGAAATGAACGAGTTTCGTGAGCTGTACTGCGAGTATATCAACGCCCGGTGTCCTACACCCACGCTCTTTGAAAAGCTGTCTCAGGGCATTGCGCCTCTCCGTGTTGACCTGGATCTCAACTACAAGGGGAAGCACTCCACTCCGTTTCACACGCGTGACCATACCAAGGCCTTCATCGAGGCCTACATGACTGAGGTGGCCAAGTACCTTGTGATCAAGGACATCACTGACGTCTATGTGATGGAGAAGTCGTATCCGACGTGGTACCCGGGTAAGGATCAGACCAAGTCCGGCATTCACATTGTGATTCCCAGTCTCATGGCCGATGCCAGGACGGAGACGGCGATTCGCGGTGCATTGGTTGGGCGCATGGAGTCTTTCTTCCAGGGTGTTCCGGTTGAGAAGGGGTGGCGCGAGGCCTACGACGAGACACCTCTCACGCGCAAGTGTACGTGGTGGCCAATGCTTGGCTCGAAGAAGTGGGATGAGCATGGTGGACTCCCGGCTCCTTATCAGGTGAAGTATGTAGCGGAGTGGGATCCCGAGGATAAGAAGGTTGCGATTGACGAGGATCGCGATAAGACCGTGACACCCGAGCTGGTTGCAAGGTTCTCGCTTCAGACGCCGAGTGCGGTGGGCAGCCCTACGACTCAGCTGGGTACAGAGATTCGCGCGGCCTTTGAGCGAGAGATGAATGCTCGTGCACCAATCTCTGGTGGCCGCGCGGCGACTCCGGTTCGCGGCCGCCCCGCTCAACGTGTCGAGCCCGGGTCTCGCGAGTCGTCTCCGAGTCGCGTGATCTACCAGCAGCCGCTGACGGATGCGCTTCGCAAGTACTATGCGGATCACGTGGATAACCTTGCGGAGGGCAGGTATACCGAGTACAAGGACTGGTTGGATGTCTGTATCTGCCTCAAGAACATTCACCCGGATCTGAATGAGGTGTGGCATACATTCAGCCAGAAGGCTCAGGAGAAGTATGATTTCCGCGAGACGGAGTCCAAGTGGATGTCTGTTGGGTTCCGCAACGATGGGAACAAGCTAGGCGTTGGTAGTCTGCGGTTCTGGTCTCGAACTGACAACCTGACACGTTATCTCGAAATCGAAAAGACGAACATTGAGAGCCTCATCAAGGAGTCTGCAGCTTCTCAGACGGAGCACGATGTTGCCCAGGTGGTCTATGCAATGTATCGCGATGAGTTCAAGTGTGCCAAGTTTGGTGCAAATGTTTGGTATCGCTTTATCGGACACATCTGGCGAGAGACAGATCGCGGCATCTCTCTCCAGCTTCGGCTCTCGAGTGACGTGGTGAAGGAGTATCGCCGGTTTGTCTTGGAGATGGATCGTGAGCTGAGTGTCCTTCCGGAGTGTCAGGGCAAGGGCGAGGGACACAATCCGGCGTCGTGTCAGTCGTGCACGGCCGAGAAGAAGCGCAAGACCTTCATGGATATCATCATGAGGCTGAAGCGCACGGGCTTCAAGAAGAGCGTGATGGATGAGTGCCGTGAGCTGTTTCTGGATGAGGACTTTGTGAACAAGGTTGACGAGAACAAGCGACTGATCGCCTTCCGCAATGGCATCTTTGACATGACAACTATGCCCCCTACCTTCCGCGACGGGAAGCCTGATGATTACATCTCCTTCTGTACGAACTTGGACTATGATCCGAATAAGAAGTATTACCAGTATGACTGCTGGTCAGAGCTTCAGAAGTTCATCAATGACATTCTGCCTGACCCAGAGGTGCGCACGTACTTCCTGTCATACCTGGCCAATGCGCTGACGGGTGAGAATGATGCGCAGAAGTTCCACATTCTCACAGGCGAGGGATCAAATGGTAAGTCCATGCTCATGATTCTGATGTCAACGACAATGGGGGACTATGCATGCACAGTTCCGATCTCGTTGCTCACGCAGGGTCGCAACAAGTCCGCGGCTGCTGCACCGGAACTCATGCGCATCAAGGGGCGTCGTTGGTGCACGATGCAGGAGCCGGATGAGCAGGTGCCTCTGAACACGGGTCTCATGAAGGAGTTGGCGTCGTCCGAGAAGATCACGGCGCGTGATCTCTATGCCGGATCGAAGCAGATGATTGACTTTGAGCTTCAGGCGCGATTCAATCTGGCGTGTAACGAGAAGCCGAAGATCAATACGCAGGATGGGGGCACGTGGCGTCGTCTGGTGGTTGTCAACTACCCGACCAAGTTCGTACAGGTGCCGCGGCTGCCCCACGAGAAGCCGATGGACGAGAACATGAAGCAGAATTGCATGAGTGAGACATGGGCGACGGCCTTCCTCAGCTACCTCGTTCACCTGTATACGGAGGGCAAGGGTCTGAAGAAGCTGGTTCCGCCGGAGAAGGTGATGGAGTATATTGCCGAGTACAGGGAGGACAGTGACGTGATCGCCAAGTTCCTCCGTGAGAAGATCCATGCCTTCCCGCAGCTCCGGGTGGACGAGCAGGAGCATGAGCCGTCGTCGTGGACGAATATTACGAGTACATTCAGTGAGTGGAAGCGGACGAATGAGTTGATGAAGGGCACTCCACAGGATCTCCGGAAGCGTTTGGAGTCGGCCTATGGTAAGATGCCTAGGGGTGGCTGGACTTCCTTCCGGTGCGGTGACGCTTAGACTTGTGTTTCCGACGATAGCTCTTGTGTCGGCGCCCCTGCCCCTGTTGAGCGGGGGCGGGTTGCGGCGGGAACAGACGATCCTTTAAAGACGTTACGGAACCCGTGACACTTCCCCATGTATCCGATGCCCATTGAGGGAGATAACTAGACATTATTACTCTACTAGTTTTTTACTCGTGGTGACCCGACTGCCGACGGGCGCCGATCTTGCTCAGCACATACGAACGGAGCAGACCGATGGTGAAGACGACCAGGATGAACGAGATGATGAGGTTCACCAGCTCCGTGATAACCTGCCCGATCTTGAGGTCAGCAGACCCCACCTTGATGGAGAAGGCCGACACACCCTTACCCGCGGCGGCGGCCGGGGCGAGAAGCGGTACGAGGATACCGTCATTCAGCGACTTGAAGAATCCAGCCACCACACTTCCCAGATAAAACGACGCTGTCAGAATGATGATGTCCTTCGTATCGAGCATTTATTGAGTGGTTCAGAATGTTTTTCAGCGAACGTCATAATGAGGATCCAGAGTGAGGCTCTGAATAAATTGGCAGGAAAAGCCACTTCGCTCTTGGCGTTTGACTGCGAATTCTGGCACCTTGGATCCGCCTTTTTACCTCGTGAGGTAGGTGGGTATCACTTGACCCGCAGTGGCGACGGGTGGGTTCGCTCTGAGCCTTTTTTTGCTGTGCTCCCGCCACCTGGAGGACAGCTGAACCGTGTTTCGTCCGGCTACTCCACAGTAACGCCCAAAACAGCCGAGATTCTGGACATCCTTGAGGAGACAGAACGGTCAGCGAGGGAATTTCTTCACGACGACGACAGTGTCAATGCGTATTTTGCTGATCCCAAGGTGAAACCCCACCTAAAACCCACCTCGTGGCTGTCCGGGTTTGTCAAGTTAATGAGCAAGTCTACTGTGATCGTGAAGGGGGATATGGATTTGAAGGCACTCAAGAGCGCATGTGCAAAGTATAAGATCGCATATCATCCGCCCATGCACATCTTTGATATCGCACGTCACAACCCAGAGTTCAGTAAACGATGTGGGACGGCAAAGCTCGAAGGCACGTACCGATGCATCTCCAAGGAGCTGGATGGTGGATTGAAGAAGGCATTCCCGGTTGGCCAGGCGCACAACCCCGTGTTTGACTCCGCCATGACGGTTCAGATCGCCGCGTGGTTAGCAAAAGATATGCGCTGATAGCAATGGATACAAGATTCTGGGGGCCAAGTGGGTGGCAATTGTTCCACTTAATTGCCGAGGGTTCGCCCACACCAGAGGATACACTTACGATCATGTCTCGCATTCTCCCCTGCAAGTTCTGTCGAGAAAGTACGTCCAAATTCGTGGCAGATCACCCGCTGACGAAGGGAACCCCTGCCGGACGCTGGTTGTTCGAGATCCACCGCATGGTCAACCATAAGCTGAAAGTACAGGCTGAAAAGGATCCCTCGGTGATTCTCCCGGATCCTGATCCGACGTACGACGAGGTATATGAGAAGTATGCTAGTCTCCTCAAGAAACCCCCTCACAATGTTCCTGGGCGTGACTTTCTGTTTGCCATCGCCTACAATTTCCCCGAGAAACCCGAACCCGACGATATCAACATACAGGAGGCTTTTCTGAAGAGCATGACGAAGACATACCCCTTCCCCAAGCTACGCAAGATCTACGCACAGTATATGCGAACGCATCCACTTGATTTGCGGTCTCGCACCACCTATCTCCACTGGATGTATGGACTTCTCCACCGTCTCTCCGAAAAAACAGGGGCGTCGATTCGAACCTTCAAGGGATACGCACATCATGTGGCTTACTACAAGAGCGGGTGTTCTAAAGCAACCTACCATGGAAAGACATGCCGTCGACTCGATGGTGGCGGGTTTACCAAAAACCGTAACCATCAGCGTACTCGACGGATCGCAGGTGGAAGTCTACTCTCGTAAACACGGGGGTGAAGAGACCCCGGTGGTGATGAAAGTGTATATGCTGTGTATGGTTGTGCTTACGTGGTTCGTGATGAGATCAGCGATTGTTTAGAACATCGAGCTGCGGCTCTTGCGGTGACGGTGACGGCGGGTCTTGTGCCCCTCCTCGCCCATCGCCTTCTTGCTCTTCCAGGTCTTCTTGGCCTCCAGGATCGCCATCTTCATGCCCTTGAATCCCTTCGGGAGGCTTCCCTTCTTCTTCATCGTTGCGCGAACCCGCATGACGTGCTGAATCCAAGCGTTTCCTGCCATTTGTTTTAAGTACGCGAAATGAATCCAGGACGACCGAGTGGAGTTGGACAGAGGTTCCATTGGCATCCATACGCATACACATCGTCCATGACCTTGAACTTGGAAAAGGCCTGGTCAGGTGCGACAAGTGCAATATGCGAATGCGTGAAAGAACGCAGCTCTTCGGGTTCACGAGGGTGCGCGGCCTGTTGATATGTGAGTCGACGCAGATGGCTTTCGTTCCATGAAACGTTCACCAAGGGTTCCAGTTCAGTCCCCCGTGCCTCGTTTCCGCAGACGATGATAACCTTGTCCGCAAGTTCCGAGAGAGGGATGTTCTCGATCGACCCTGAAAACAGGTGCGTCCTCACCGTTGTCGTGAGATGGTGGGCGACACGGTTGGCAGTGAAGCTCTTGTCCGTGTGAAGGACGAGACTCAGAATAAGCGGGTCTTTCGACGGAAACGCCTTCTGAAGAATGGCGATACAACATGCTTGAAATCCACGAGCTGAAATTCCATCGTATTGGGGACTGAGAGCGACCACCGGCTGATCCTGTCCGTCCGAATATACGTGGAGTTCAATCAGACGATAACCGTTCCCCAGCGCCGTATCAAGATCCCCTCCCTGTACGTAATAGTCAACCAATGTCTTGCTTCGATCCTCTTGAACCGGTGTATCTGATGAGGCAAGGATATATCCCGCCGCAACTAGGGCTCCGACTACGACCAGCGGTTCCATTACGTAGTATCAGGCAAATAATGCACCTACGTTTGCCCCCAACAACACCTCGCCCCCACGTCGAAGGTGATTGATCTGTTCATCGGAAATGCGCCTGTCCATCGGAATATCCATCAGACATGCATAGTGGAAGTAAAGGCAATACATTCCACACTCCGACTCCTTGAACTGGTGTCGAGTTGAGTTGTATGTTAGCTTCATCGGAGTCTCGTGGGGATGCTTTTCATCCCACTGGTCTTTCCATCGAAACATTAACCGCTGAATTTCCTTCTCGGGTCTGTGAGCGTAGGAATCAAAGTAGGTCATGCGAGGAAACTGTAGTTCGTCACGCATATCAAGGAACGCAGCGATCCAGTGCTGACCGGGTCCATCGTGGACATCGGTGTTGAAGACAATTCCTATGCGGCGATATCCCTTCTTGTACAATTGTTCGAGCTTCATTGAGCAGAGAGTCGAGACGATGCATTTGGACATTTCCGACTTGAGGTCAAAATCAATCGGCACACATCCAACAAAGTGGTAGTCATTGATTACCTTTTCGTATGACCTCTCCACCTTGTCGATCTCATCGGACGAGAGCCATTCGGTTGGGTTCTTCTTCCAAGATGTCGGCGCACGTGGACGTTTAATCATGGAGCTCACGATGCAGGTCGGCTCACCTGTATTGCACTTCGAATGAAGTCGGCGCTTCAGCTCTGCCCACACAGCGGGTGCCCCACGTTTCTGTATTTCGGGTTCCTTTGGATGCTCCTTATTGTATACGGTGCGCAACCGTTCGATCTCGTCCTCATCGAAGAGGAACATACCCTTGCTTAAAACGGATACTTTCCTTATGAGGCAAAGTTCACTTCACAATGGATACACTCAAGTCGATTCTCTTCAAGTATGTTCGCGTCAACAAGGATCTCGCCGAGGTTAATACGCGCGTCTCCGAGCTTCGTGACACTCGCCGCACGGTTGAGCTTGATCTCGCGGCACTGTATGCCCACTCTATTCTCCCCGACCAGATTCACCTCAGTGAGTCATCCATGATGTTCAATGTCAAGCGTCCGAGCAAGTGGAAGAAGGGCTGGTCGCTGTCCAAGAAGGACCTGGAGATGTATCTCAAGGACATTCTGGGTGATCGTGGGTCTGAGGTGATGAAGGAGATTGTCCGCCGTCACGAGCCGAAGCTGGTGGCCGACGACTTTGGCTTCGAGCTAAAGTCAACTGGATCTTCGGGCTCATCGGATCCAGCCGAGTGAATAATGATAATACATGGCGGCGGTGACGTCACTTCAATCTGTGTATGAAGGTTGTTCAGTATCCTAGAGACGCAGAGGAAGCCACATGAACACATCGCAAACGACGTTATGACAAGTATTCCAATGTGTACATTATCCATTGTGTTTTTCATTTGCGTGTGAGAAAGCGGGTTGAAGGGACTCTTCGATCTCCCGAAGGAGTGCATTGATGTCGCGTAGGTGTCGGGACGCTTCAAGGGTATTTTCGCGGGGCATGAATCCATACTGGACTCGCGTCACCGCAACGGATAACTGCCTTTGCCGCTCAACCACTTGAAGTGCCAATGTAGACAACTGTTTTCGCATCAACACGCGGATATGTGTTGGACGGAGAAAATCTTTAAGTTGCATCATCCTCTCGTGATATAAAATACTCCCGCATCTTGGCCTCGACGGTTCGGTCGGTTAGTTCCCATATCCCGTCCTTGTTGGGCTCTACGATTGAGCGCACATCTCGAAGCCCGTCGAGAATGCGATGGCGGTCGACATACTTTCGATTTTTCGCCGACCCATGCCAGAGATGATACACTGTCCCGAGTGCACAGGTGACATTGGGAAGGATCATTCGCGAATACTCTTCATAGGAAGGCACGAGCGCCTGGTGTACATATCCCTTGGGGAACTTCACATCTAGCCACGCAGCTGTTGACATGGTGTCTCCGCTCCCCGTGATTCCGTGTTGGTAGAACCCAATCTCCCGGAACCACTTGCGCTGGAACGCCCACCCGAATCCGGGATGATAACTGTGGTTGTATGGGTTGGCTCGGTTCATGTAGGCAACGGACAGGCGGGTCTGAACAAGGTTCTTGTACGTGCTATCCAGCCACACGCAGGATGAAAAGGGCTGCACCACTTCATAGGTACCCAGAAGCCGAGATACATCATTGTACCAGTTCGGGTTTCCAAACACCACATCTGCATCCAGGAACAGCAGCTTCTTGAAGCGCCACGGGATGCGCTTTTCTAGTAATGAACACATCACCTCCTTGTGGAAGAAGACACTGTTCCCCTTCACGTGATACGCATCGGCGATCTCCGGCTCAGTGTCATTGAATGTCAGTTCCATCGTATAGTATGGTATTTTTGCCAATTTCAGCTTTTCGATTGTGTAGAAGTAATTCATCAGCATCTTCTTCGACCGCGCCGGGTTAAAAAAGACGAAGCAAACGGCCATATCTTTGCGTAGAGGGATCTCGTAGCGACATGCGGCGACATCCACAATGCAGGTTTCAAGCGGCGGGGCAGTTTCGGGAGTGCGAACAACATTATATGCAAAGGAGTGGATCTGTCCCATTACTTATACTGTGCGTTTTCGATATTGGCACGAGCCTCGGCTATACGCTGCATGTGTTTACGGCGGCTCTCTTCGGCCTGTTTCTTCGCACGTTTTATCTTGCGAAGACGCGAGAGCTCGTACATCCGTTTGTTCTGTTTCTTGGTTTGAAACACCGATCGAATACCTTTCTTAATCCCGAGGAACCCTCCACGACGGCGAGTTGTTGCCATTGTATGTGGTCGACAAAAACGAATTTACCGCGAAGGAGGGAATACATTGCATGTACTCCCCCTACAATGCCTCCAATCGAATCTTTACCGAAGAAGATATCCACCGCATTCTTCGCCGCCATGGACTCCCGCATTATCGAGTTAGCAATCGCAAGGTCTTCCAAACGGCAATGGTTCACACCACTTACGTTCGTCGCACCGAATACACCACGCCTGACGGAGAGCCGGCCACCCTTGCCCCCTGTCCCTCCGGCGTTATGCCCCTCCAAGATGAGAGCTATGAGTGCCTTGAATTTGAAGGAGACGCGGTTCTTGGTGCGTGTATCGCGACCTATCTACGCAAGAAGTTCCCCGAGAAGAAGCAGGGGTTCTTGACGGACGCCCGTAAGGAGCTCGTCAACAATGACCGTATCGGGGGGCTGTCAAAGGAGTTGGGATTGAATCGATTCTATGTGATCTCTCGTCACAATGAGGACTCGGCTGCGATCGCCGGGCGGAGCAACACCAAGAAGCTGGGCGATATCTTTGAGGCCTTTCTTGGCGCCCTGTGGACAGATTGCGGCAACCGATTCGCAGTCGTCTATGCCTTTGTGACCACGGTCATGGAAGCCTATCTGGATGTCGATGAGATTGTGAACTCAGTAACCAACTTCAAGGATATCTTTCAGAAGTACTGTCAGCGAGAGTTCAAATGCACCCCGGTCTATGAGATGCGGTCGAACGATCCGAAGAAGAATGAGATCGCTGTAGCCGTGCTTGTGGAAGGTAAGGTCTATGGAACCGGAGTCGGAACAACTCGCAAGAAGGCTGAGCAAACTGCGTGTCAGGAGGCACTCAGTAAAGTCGGGGTAAGCGTTTCCGCCTGAGTGTTCGCCGCCGACCGCCTCCAGGTTCTAGCAGTTTCCGACATGCTGCTTTGATGTCCTCCATCTTCTTGTCTGTCTTCGCAACCGGTGCGGTCGACTCGGGATTGTTGACGACCGGAGCCGGAAGAATGCGCTTCACCACCTGTGCCTCGGCGGGAGGCATGGGCTTCTCGGCCACAATCGGGTGGACAATTGACTGGCCTCCGAACAGGTTCGGAATAAGAGTAGTGACAAGACGCTCTGTTATAGGCTTTTTCCAGTCGGATCGGATGGCATCAAAGACATCTTTCAAGAAGAGTTTGCTCTCTTGCTCGGACACGATACCGGCAGCCGCAGCGGGACCCAGCAGACCGAGCGTATCCCACACGGACATCAGTGACTCAAAGGAAGCGGGACTGTTGAAGATTTTCGCCTGAACCAGCTGGTCAATGAGGGTGAACTGCAATGTGTGCTGACTGTATGATTTCCAGTAGGTCTGCGACTGCACATCCGACAGGGCATATTGGACAGTCCACTGCTTGAATGCCCTGAGGGTGGTGGTTCCACGCCCCCAGTCAAAGATGACCAGCTGGTCGCCCTGCCATCCCAGATTGCCGAAGTGGGTATCGCTGTGCGTGATCCCCATTGCATTCACCCGAGCCATGGCCAACATGACTCCTTTCAGCGACGACTTGATCAGGGCATCCGGTTTGGACTTGGTGCGTATGCTGTTTAGAAGCGTGTCCCCTTGCACCGGTGTGATGAGGTTGATAAGCCTCCTTTCGTCACCCTGCAGTGCACCAATCGTGCATCCCTCCCGCCTGTCCTCGGGTCGGAAGTTCGGTATACACGAGGAATCGGCCAGATTAAAGAACTTTGAGATGCCATGACCTTCCTCCTCCAGCTTTTTGAGTGCCTTGACTACGACTTTCTGGATCTCGAGTTCCCGTTGGTCGCGAGTGATTCGAGATACAAACGCAGTTCCAGCCGGTGCTTTGCGTAGAGTACTACGCCTACCATTACAGTCAACCTGCGGAATGTAGACGCAGGTATCGGCTCCCTGTGTTTTGTAGGCACCGCCCTTCATTGTTCAGAAGCGACAAGAATATATCCTCGCAAAAGATAAACACAATGGGCGGCGGTCTTCTTCAGCTCGTCGCATATGGTGCTCAGGACGCCTACATCACCGGAAATCCCCACATCACCTTCTGGAAGGTGCTGTACAAGCGTCATACCAACTTTGCTATGGAGGCTATGCGTGTCAACTTCACGGGTTCTCCCGCCTACGGACAGCGCTCAGTTGTGGTGGTAAACCGGAATGCTGACCTGATGTTCCGCACCTACCTCGAGGTCACGCTGCCTGACACCCGTGCTGCTGCCACGGGAGCCGCCCAGAACGTGCTCTGGACTGCGGGTGGTCGTCGCCGTCTCGGATACCTGCTTATCCAGCAGGTGGAGATTGAGATCGGTGGCCAGGTGATGGATCGCCATTATGGCGAGTGGATGTTCCTGTGGGAGTCCCTGACCTCGCCCTTCGACCAGTCTGTTCGTCTTGATCAGATGCTCGGTGCCAACGTGGCGGGAACCTACTCCACCCCGGCTGGTTGCAACGGCCGCCCCGCAGTTCTCTACATTCCCCTGCAGTTCTGGTTCTGCCGCAACCCGGGTCTGGCGCTGCCGCTCATCGCTCTTCAGTACCACGAGGTGCGCCTGAATTTCATCTTCCGTCAGGCCACGGATCTGGTGCAGAACATCTACGGATACGACATCAACGGCAACGCACAGGTCTGGTCTGGTGGTGTGGCTGCCGCGGCGGCTGCGCTTCCCCGTTTCAAGGATGCAGCGGTCTACGTGGACTACATCTACCTCGACACGGACGAGCGTCGCCGCTTCGCCCAGCAGACACACGAGTACCTGATCGACCAGCTTCAGTATGGTCTCCAGCAGTCGATCACATCGCAGACGGTTCGTCTGGATCTGACGCTCAACCACCCGGTCAAGGAGCTGGTGTGGGTCTACCAGGATGCACGTATGCTTGATTGCTCCCAGGTAGGTACGGCGTTTGGTTCGGTTCCGGCCGCTAACAACACCCAGCCCTTCCAGTATGCGGATATCGCCAACCGCTGCCGCCTCCAGCTCAATGGCCAGGATCGGTTCGATGAGCGCTATGGCGACTATTTCTGGAAGGTGCAGCCCTACCAGCACCACAGCGGCGGCGCCTTCGAGGTTCACGCCTACACGCAGCCCGTGCAGTCGGGTGCGGTGCCCCAGGCGCCCGTGTACGTGGTCTTCACGGGTAGCGTGACATACGGTACCACGGCTGTTACGAACGTACAGATCACGGGTACTGGCAGTGCGCCGTATGTGACTCTTGCGGCTCTCCAGGCCGCGGGTGCGACGCTGAACATTGTGAATGCGACGTTCGCCCTCGCCCCGTCTGCGTCGATCGCCGTTGGAACCCAGGAGGTCGTTCCGGCGGGTACGACGTTCACGCTGACATCCACGTCGTCGAGCGCATCTGCGGCAGGTACACTCGGTGCAGTTGCATCTGCCACGGGTACGGCGACCTTCTATGCGTTCTATGACCCGTACAACGCCCAGGTCGGCAGCGCGATTGGTGGACAGGCTGGTTTCCAGCAGGTGAACCCCGATGGCTCGACGACAGCATCGGTGGGCGGCTCTACGGTGTCTGTATCGGGCGTTGGCTACACGCAGTCGATCAACCCCATCAACATGTACTCGTTCTCTCTGGCGCCGGAGGAGCACCAGCCGTCCGGATCGTGTAACTTCTCGCGCGTCGACACCACGACCCTGGTCTTCGACTCGATCACGGGCGTGGACGGCAAGGCACTGGCTCCGGGTTCGTTCCCGAGCAAGAACTATCCGTTCCTGTTCCGCATGTATGCCGTGAACTACAACATCTTCCGCGTCATGAGTGGCATGGGCGGCCTGGCCTACAGCAACTAGTGACGCAGATACGGAACAATCAGAAGTCCCAACAGAACAATAAGGACGAACGTATCGAACACGCCGACTATCTTCTTATACTTGATCGGAAGTTCATGTGTTCCCGGAGGCACACCCCCGTACGGCTTTGCCCATCCGATCAGTCCGCCTAGCAGTGTAGGACCTAGTTTGTCATTGCAGTCGTAAATATAGTCATACCATGCCATCAATACATAGGCAGTCATTGCGAGAACAAACGCCAAGACCGCACTGTGTTCCCACGCCTTTGGGTGTGGCATGTAGAAGACAAAGAGAATGAACAATGCAAAGACGATGCACTTTTCATTCACATAGAGGGGAGTACCGAAAAGTCCAAGTCCCATTTATACTTTGAGGTCAGTATTTGTAATCGACGTATTAGGGGTACATTCCCCGATCCCTTTGGTCTGTTGCATCATGATCGGAGCGGGGTTGTCTGTGCCTGGGCAATGTGCATGTTGATGGCCTAGAATATGTCCCATTTCATGCGAGACCATGTACTGACGATACGATGCCAGTTGCTGACCACTCTTTGACGAGCCCCGAGCCCAGCGCATTGAATTCAGGTACATGTTATGACCACCAACTTCCGCACACGATAGATCCTTTGGAAGCCCACAGACCTTGCCAATCGTTGCCGGAGACGACAGTCGGATCGTTACATCGGGGCGGGTTGTCACCAACTCAAACCGATACCCATGCGCTTCCCACCCACTTGGATCTGAAAGATAAATCTGAAGCAAATCCGCGAACTCCTCCTGTGAATACCGGACATCCGGATCCACACGAGCGACGTATTTGATCAGTTTGGTCATCTTGCTTCTAGGAAACGAAAAGTATGACGCCAAACTAAGGAGCGTGACACCATGTCACCCAACAAGTGCACCAAGTGCAAAAAGAAGACACATCTCGTCTTTACCTGCCAATGTCCCGGCCTATTCTGCGTCAAGTGCCGAACGCCCGAAGTTCACGAATGCAAGGACTATGTTGTTTCGAAAGTGGAGCTAGTGAAGGTTGTTGCGGATAAGATCACGGAACGATGTTGAGCAGATCCATGAAGACATCCATGATCTTTGAAACATCCTTTCTCTGATAAACCGCGGTATTCAGAACGGATGTTACAAGGCCATCATCACGAATGAGAATCTCAGCTACAAGAACCTCGTTGTCATGACCCATGAAGGTGACGAGCCAACACGACTCAGACTGGATGTAGGTAAAGTCGCGAATGAGGTTGGAGAGGGTTGTCTGCGTCTCTGCGAGTGCGTTGTCGATGTTGAGAGCCATGGTGGTGATATCCACTGGATATGTCGGTCTCGGATCCGTTTTCGTATGCGATGTAAAAAACGGATTCCGTTACCCATACAGAAAGGAGAGCATCACAAATGGAGGCCACTCTTCCTGTTCACAATGTCAATCATGTTCTCTACAGCATCATGCCGTACGATTTAGTGCCGTATGCGGTGTCTGCATTCTACGCATCCTACCACGAGCTTCCAGATGGGCGGGACACTCAGGTCATTACCCTGACCCACCTGTTTGACACGCTTGACCTCTTCACGCGGGGGAACTCTCAGAGGGTGCCGATCTTTGACCGCCTGGCGGGTTGCCTCGCGGGAATGAGGATCGCAGACTTCGAAGTCCTTGACCATCACTCTCAGGTCGTCCTGGCCAGAGTGTAGGTCAGCGGATAAATTAGGTCTGAAAACGAATTTTTTAGGTCTACTATCAGACCCAGAGTGGGGTCAGCACACACTGGCTCTACAAGCCTCCAAGCCTTCTCTTCTCTCCAACTTCAACAATGGCTGCTCATCCCTGCAACTTTATCAAACGTGGCGACCTCCGCCCCTGCGAGGTTCTCGTCAACCCCGCACCCGACGGCACGCATGCATGCTGTGGCATCCACGCCCCCATCATCCTCCGGCTCGGACGCCCTCCTGCCGGAGGGTGCGAGCACATCATCTCTGGCCCTCCCGAGCACTGGTGCCAACGGCTCGTGATTGCCGGCGACCGCCTGTGTACCGCACATGCTGCACGACGGGAACGCGAGAATCGGCTGCGAATGGCTCGGAACGAGGTCGAGGATCTGGCACGTCGGGCACGTGCCGCCCTGCGTGCGGAGATGGATGCGGCACCCCGCATCGCCCCGCCTCCTCCTAACCCACGTGCAGGGATACTCTTCCACGCGGAGATTGGAGTGGCACCCCCACCTCCTGCAGCCGCGCCCCGGGCACCCGCGGCACCCATGGGGGCAATCCAACGCCTCGCGAACGATCGGCAGAACGTTCACACCGCGCCCGTGGTCAAGCAGACCAATGCGGGGGAGGAGAAGCTTCTATCCGTTCGGACCGACGGCAAGCCGGTGGGTCTCCGTGTCCTACGGTCCTTTGTCCTGCACGGAGGGTCGATGCAGAACTTTCTCCGGGTCGCGAACGACGTCGAACACTGGTATTCGGCAACGACCTGCCGCACTCCGGGTGACCGCCTGTACAGCCGGCTCCTCGAAGGCTTGTGGACTCTGATTGAGCAGCAGCCAGAGGCACAACGCGGGGAGCTGAAGACCCGGCTTTGGCAGGAGGCAACCGAGTCCGTTGGGATGTGCTGCGAGGGGCACATCGCCAGGCTGGTGAATGTGATGTCCGGGTTCGACGAGGCGTTTCGGCCACGGGTGTCTGTCGGAGAGGCAATCCAGTCAAAGATGGCGGAGATCGCGGGGAAGGAGCACCTTTCCGCGGGACAGAAGGTCGCAGTTGCCCGTGCGTTCCTAACGGAACTGGCTCTTCCCCCGGAGGAGCAGGTACCGTGGCTTGAGGCTCTCGAGTAATCGAGAGATGAGTCAAATCAAAAATCTTTTTACATGTCTCAAAACGGATTTCGTGTCGGACAAGGAAGAGAACGCATCGCACAAGATGGCACTCTCTGCTTCTGATCTCGACGAGCTCTACACGGCCTACACCACGGACAACTTCGCTCGGTTCGAACGTGCATGTGTTGACATGTTCGTGCAGTACTGGGTGTCCAAGATTCCCCATGACATCAAGGATCAGCTTCTCGAGGCCATTCGCAACTCACGGACACGGCGCGATATGTGGGTTCGGTTCCCCAGAGTTATTACCCCGGATCATACGGTGATGGTTGACGGTCGCGTACTGTCTTCGCACCACATCATCCACAAGACGGACGCACTCGCCCAAGTCGCGGCGGCGATTGGCGACCATATCCACGTGCGGCCGGTCGTCGGCGAGGATGGGAATACCATCCTTCGCATTGAGTACTGGCCGCCGCGCGTCCACACTGTAGCCAACCCGGAGGATCAGTGGACAGACATGCCTCCGATGGACGGCCACCCGCGTACCTGATTTCTGAAAACGAATTGTCCAATATCACAGAATGTCCGATAGCCGGTCATCCAAGCATCAACCAAATCATCAACCATGTCTACTGCCATCGCCCCCCGCAAGAAGCCGCAGTGGCTCCTCGACGAAGAAGCCTCCGACCCGACACTCGCGGCAAAGCTTGATGCCGCGCGAGTCGAAGCGGCACGGTTGGCTGCGGAAAAGGCAGCAGTTGAGGAGGCACGGCACGAGAAGTGCGTGGCCTGGCACATTGCACGACCTGAGTGGGTCATGCAAATGGTTGAGATCTCCCCTGGTGTGCGGGGCAGTGAGCGCGAGTGGGAGGTTCCCCCGAAGACGGGTCTTCGCCGCGTCCGCAACAATGAGAAGTGCCCGTATTGCGGCAAGTAAAACCACAAATGAGGCGAAGGACAACCCAAAGGGCAACGATGGCGAGTAAGGCTAATCTCCCCCCGAGGATCCCGAGCTGTAGCGCCCGTTCCGCATCCGCCACGCACTAACCCGGGGAAACCCACTTTTTCCCTTGCCACGCGAATCCACTTTTCTGAAAACGAATTGTCTGCCATCACGGAATGTCCAAGAGTGTCCCAGCCAAGCCTCTCAACTTCTACTACCACACTCATCATCTACAATGTCTTCTTCTCTCTCCTCCAACCTCAAGCTGCAGATCCGCGAGGCGCTCTCTACGG